TAATATTATTTAATATTATTAATATATTAATACTCTTATAAACCCAACCTAAATAAACGACTTAATTAATATTAAATAGTAAATTTTGTTTTTGCAACTATTATTTTTAAATTAGCACATGGCAGACAAACAAACTTTATTTCAAAGGGCGAGATCGGGAGACTTTGATACAGAAAACTTAATTGGTAATTTAAACCGTTGTAAAGAAATAGCGGATTCACTATCTTTTTCCTGTATTGTAGATAATACATCTAGAGATATGGGATTGATAGCAGAACTTTTATACAGGGTAAAGAATATGCCTAGTGTAGAATACATAGATTTTGAATCTATGTTAGAAGATCATTATCTAGCATCCGGAGGGAGTAGGAAAGGTGACTAAAGTCAGAAGGTTCGGGAGTGATGCTTGCCGTATAAGCGGAAGATAAAAGGAAAAGACTACTACATCTTTTCAAGTAAAGAGGATTTCAGGGAGAAATATCCTGATGAGCCTATTATTGATAACTGGAAGGAGGCAGAGGAGAGCCAATGGTGTTACTCAGATGATAAACAAGTCATTATGGTTATTAAAAAAGGATCTTTCCAAGGCACTGGATCGGATAAAAGAAAAGTCACGTATATTCGGACTTTACTCGGCATGGTTAATATCAATAGCAATTCAACCCTTGCTGGCACTCCTCCAAAGAATATCTATAGCTTTGCAAAGGAAAATCCGTACAAGACGACATTAAATGGTCATTTATCACACGGAAACAAGTTATTTGCAAAATATGTAGCAGCTGGTATGAAACCAGTGGATGCCTATATGAAAGCATATCCTAATGCAAAAAGCAGAGATTATGCACTAGATAAGGCAAAAATCTTATTAAGAAGTGAAAGGGTCAGTAAAATGGTAGATAAAGAAATAGAATTACTATTAAGTGATGTTGGAATTACCAAGCGTTACCTGTTAGAAGAAGCAAAGGCGATAGTAGATAAGCCAGATGCTAGAGATGGGGATAAACTTAGATCTTTAGAAACATTAATGAAGATATCAGGCTTACTCACCAATGAGAAGAAAACAGACTCTATTGCCATGATACAGGAGTTTACTGGCTTCAGTAAGGATAAATTGATGGCATTTGAACAGGGAGCACTACCAGAAAAACAAAAGGAATTATCAGATGGTAACTAAAACAGTATTCGTTAGTAAAGACTATTGGGACATACAACCTATGCCTATGTGGCGTTATACAGTACCTAGAAACGTACTTTGGGGTAAAAGTCGATATAGGGTAAGCTTTCCCAAAATTAAGACCGTTAAGGGTAAATAACTGGATAATTTTAATATAACCCCTAGTCCTTCAGAAATGAAGGAAAGGGATGAGGTACTTGCAAAGTCTTACAATAATTTAATTTATTTTGGTAGGGCTTTCTTACCGAGGGACTTCTTAAATAAGTCTGCTTCCCCTGATTTTCATTTTGACGTAGCTAAAAAACTAATAAGAACCGATCCCGGTGGTAGAACTTGTGTGGTAATGCCGAGGGGTTTTGGAAAGTCTATCTTGTCAAAAGCTGCAATTATGCATAAATTGTGCTTTTCGAATAAAGATAAACAAAATTTCGTTGCTTGGGTATCTGAAGAACAGAGTCAGTCTATTGACCATTTAAAATATTTGAGGAATCATTTTGAGGTTAATAAAAAGATTAAATACTATTTTGGCAATATGGATGGTAGTACAGTTGGAAAACGCTGGACTGAGAAGGATATTGTCACCCCTAAGGGAGATAGGGTTATTGCTAAGGGTACATCACAAAGACTTAGGGGTAGATCTGAGGTAGATGTCCGCTATACAGGCATCATCTTAGACGACTTTGAATCCGAACTTAACACCAAAACGCCAGAACGTAGAGCTGAAATTAAGAAATGGATCGTATCTACGGTATATCCAGCATTGGAAGAAACCCCCGGTAATGAAGGATGGATATGGTTATGCGGTACAATTGTGCACTTTGATAGCTTTTTACAAATGGTGTGTGACGGTTACAAGAAAGCGGTTAAAGATGGTAGGGATTATCCTTGGGATTTGGTGTTCCACAGGGCGATTGAAGATAATAAGTCTATCTGGAAAGAACAATTCTCCCTTGAGAAGCTGGCAAATAAGAAAAAAGAGTTCATTGAGGCAGGTCTTGTCAACAAGTTTGCACAGGAGTATATGAATGATGCTAGGGATATTTCTAATGCAGCATTTAAAATTGATAGAATCCAATACTACAATGGGAGTGTAGAGAACCGTCAGGGGTTCAACTACTTAATAGACGGTGAAGATGCCACGCCCCTTAATGTTTATATTGGCGTTGACCTTGCGGCAACAGCCTCTGAGACTTCGGATTTTCAAGTCATTATGGTTATGGGTATTGATGCTAGTGGAAATCGTTACGTGCTGGATTATTATCGTGAGCGTATACCCACTTTTGATATTCCTCCTAAGATCATTGAGTTTGCTAAGCGATTTTCCCCGGTACGTAGGGTCACGATTGAAACGGTTGCTGCCCAAGAGATGGTTAGAGATATGGTCACAAGGCTCTCTACGAAAGAAAAAAGATTAATGCCCGGTATCTTTAAAGGGGTAAAGCCCCCAGCTAGGGTGAAAAAGGAAGATAGGTTAGAGACAGCACTTGGTGCTATTGTTAATTCAAAGAAATTATATGTCCAAAGACATATGACAGAGCTGGTAGATGAACTATTTGAGCACCCTAAGCCTAGGCATGATGACTTAATGGATGGATTGTATTATGCAGACTATTTTGCTAAAGCTCCTAAGAGCACAAAGACTAAATTAGAGAATCTACATAATGAAAAATTAAGTGATAGAAAGTTTAAGTTTATAAAAGCTTATAACTGGATGACTGGATCTAGGTCATAATCATTGTTGTTTTATATTTTATTTTTGCGTAATCTATACTAAATTATAATTCCATATGCCAAGATATTCAAAAAGATCAAAAGATAGACTTGCAACTTGTGATACACGCTTGCAGGAGATTTTCAATGAAGTAATCAAATATGTAGATTGTTCCGTTCTTGAAGGACATAGGAGCAAAGAAAGGCAGAATAAACTGTATGATGAGGGCAGAACTAAGGTTAAATATCCAAATGGAAGACACAATTCTAGCCCTTCTAAAGCCGTTGATGTTACTCCATATCCAGTTAATTGGGAAGATCGGGAAAGACAGACATTGTTTGCTGGATTTGTTTTAGGATTAGCTAGGGCTATGGGTCATAAGCTTCGTTGGGGTGGAGACTGGGATATGGATTTTCAGGTCATGGACAACCGCTTCGATGATTTTCCACATTTTGAGATAAGGGACTAATTATGCCAAGCACAGACACAGTAACCGCCAAACTAACTCCGGGTGAATTTGTAATTAAAAAGAGTGCAGTAGATATTCTTGGAGTACCGCTATTAAGAAAATTAAACAATATGCCAGATGAAGGCGGTCATGATAACATAGATAAGTTATTATCAATGGCTGCTCTCGAAGGTGCTAAACCTATGATGGGCGGTGGACTAACTACCCCTAATGGTGTAATGGGCTATCAAAATGGTGGAATGATGGCTCCAGATGCTACTTCAGCAGATATGATGAATATGCTATATCAGCAAAGTTTACCTCAGACATTTGATCATGGTTCTTTACAGGATCAAGATAGGATAGATAGACAGAATCAAGAGATTATGGATATGGTTACTGGTTCAGCAGGGGCAGTAGGGGCTATCGCAAAAAATTTTGGAAAAGGATTAGATATTGAGAAAATAAAAAGAATGTTGAAAAGATTACCTAAAAAAGACACTAAAGAACCAAAGAAACTCTGGAGAACTCAAAAAGAAAGGGAAGCACTTGCTAGTAAGGATGCTTACGAGGATTTAATGACCCACGAACTAGCTGAAAAACTGACTTCTAAACAATATGGTGGTATGATAGGCTATCAAGAAGGTGATGTAGTTCAAGATGATGCTATGATGCAGCAGTTTTTACAGCAGCAACAAATGATGCAGCAACCGCAACAGCAAGGACAGCAGCAGCCACAACAGGGTGGTAATGGATTTGTACCTTTCGACCAGAGACAGCCGGGTGCAGCAGCTAGTGGTAGATGGGGTGAGCCCGGTGCTTATATGAACTCTTTAAAAGCTACTAGAGACAATTTACAGCAAGCAGCAGAACAAGCAAAGCTTGATAGTGCTCGTCAATCCTTAGAAGCTATTAAGTTAGATTCTTTGATACAGTCTTTAGGTAAGGAGGGTGAACTTATTGAGCAACGCCCTGAGCCATTTGGAATTTACGAACAGCCACAATCACCATCAGAAGATTCCGAAACTAGGAACAGAGATGAATATATGAAACAACAAATGATGCAGAGGTTCTTTGAGCAAAATAGATAAAGATCCAAGGGCTTTACACAATGAAGAGTTACATCGTCAATGGCGAGATGCTCGTTCTGATTGGGATACAGAATCCCGTAAGGATATTGATTTCTACCTTGGTAATCATTTTAGTGCGGAAGAGTCTGATGAGCTATCTCAGAGGAATCAAGCTGATATTCCAATGGATAGGATCTCCTCCGCTATTGAAAAATTTAAAGCAGTATTAACATCAAGAGCACCAGCTTTTACAATTACTCCTCGTGAAGATTCAGATGTTCAAGTATCTTCTCTATGGAGAACTGTTGTTGGCTATATCTGGCAAATATCAGATGGTGATTCTCAGATAAAGCAAGCAATACATGATTATGCAACAACAGGTATTGGGTATCTATATGCTTATATTGATGGACAATCAGACTTCGGTAGGGGGGATGTAAAGTTCACTTATATTGACCCATTTAGGGTTTATGCCTCACCTTCATCACGTGATCGTTGGTTTAGCGATTCCGATGGAATCATTCTATCTACTATACTAACTGGTGAGCAGGTACTAAACCTCTACCCTGAATTGGGAGATCAAATAGATCCAGAGACTGGGGAGGAAATAAAAGGAATTATACATGATCTTTCTGGCTTTAGCTATGATGATGAAGATTACCCATCTGCTCAAAATAAAAATTCAATGACTGTCTTTACTCCTTCTGAGGTGAAGGATAAAGATTATTTTGAAGTTAAAAAATATCAGATATTAGAAAGATTTTATAAAGTTAAAGTTCCATTCTATCGTGTGATTGATGTTCAGAGTCAGGAAGAGTCTATTTTATCTCCTGATGAATATGCAGAATTTGCAGAACAGAATCAAGAGGTTTTGGAAAGTGGAGCATACCAAATTGTAGAGGTATTGCAGAATCGGGTAAAGGTTTGTGCGACTCTTGGAGAAATAGTTCTTTATGAATCTATCTTAAATACAGATGAATATCCAATAGTCCCGCTGCCTAATGTTTGGACAGGCACTCCATATCCCAAGAGCGATGTCTCCCGTGCGAGACCAATGCAACGCCTCCTAAATAAACTTTGGTCTCTAGCACTTTCTCATGCCCAAGCTTCAGCGGGGCTAAAACTATTGGTTCCACTTGGTAGTGTTGATGATGTAAGTCAACTTGAAAAGGATTGGGCAAATCCAAATGCTGTAATAGAAGTGGACTCTTCTCAGGGAGAACCTCATTATCCCGCTCCTCAGCCACTTGCTGGAGAGTTTTACAAACTAATACAGCAGTCAGAATTTTATATAGATTTTATATTTGGTCTGCCAGAAATGATGCATGGTTTTTCTGAGAAAGCCCCAGAGACTGTCAAAGGGACAGAGAGGATGATAGCCCTAGGAACTGAAAGACCTAAGTCTAAGTTAAGGGATATTGAATTTAGCATTAATAAGCTTGGGAAGATAATCTACAATCTCTCAAAAGGTCATTATACCTTTCAAAAGATTTTTAGATTGGCACAGCCAAATAATAACATAACAGAGGTTATGGCAAATTATTATACAGATGTTAGTGGTGCTGTAATGGATATGAAAAAAGATAGACATTTCTTAGATCAGCACGATATTCGGATTGAATCAGGTTCTACTATGCCTTCCAATAAGTGGGCGGAGCTTAATGTATACTTAGAGGCTTTTCAAATGGGAATTGTTGATAAGTATGAAGTATTAAAGAAGAATCCTGAAATATTTGACAAAGAAGGTATTTTGCAGCGGACAGATGAGAAGCAGCAAATGATGCAACAAATTCAAGCTCTTGATGAGCAATTAAAGACTTTGCAGGGTGACTTGCAAACAGCCCAGAGGGAATCTGTTAGTGACCGTAAGAAAGTGGAAGTGGAGAAATTCAAGTCCAGACTTTCTGAGGTTTCTTCGGATGCCAAAGCTGATCGTAGAGTTCAGCGTAACAAACTCGAAAACGAGGTGAAGCTCGAAGTGGAGAAATTAGCTATGGATCTTGAAAGAGGTTCTAATGAAGCTGGTTCAACTCCGCAGGATTAGAGACATCTTAAAATAAGGAGATAATATGAGCACATTAGAACAAGCAGAGGCTAATGTCGGTACTCAACCGATGGATAGTGAAACAGCATTCGTAGA